TGGGACTGGATGATGGACGTGTTCAGCTTGTCGATGAACGCCTGCCGGGCGAATAGCTGGTCAACGTCGATGCGGGCAGCGTCTATGTCGTTGATGAGGGCGAAGGTGCCCAGCAGGTTGGTGGTGTTGATGTCGGAGGCTGTGATGGACGTTTCGAGGATGATCCTGCCACTGTCCGTCTGACCGGCATCAATCTCCTGCTCCGTCACCGTTGTGGGTGTGCCGGTGACGTTGCCCTCGCTGTCCACGTCGATGGAATAGTAACGTCCATCACTGGCCTTCACGCACAGGTTGCCGATGGATGCGCCGATCATCTGGGCGTATTCCACGGCCAGGTTGCGGATGAAAACCTGTCCTGCAGCGCCATAGTCCAGGTTCATGGATTGCGCCACCAGATGCTTGATGGTTGCCGCATCGAACGTCGCCGCACCGCAGGTGATGACCGTAAACGCCGCCAGCGCCGCCGCGAGACTGTCCGTCTCGATGTCATGGGCAGTCAGGCTGGCGATCTTCGCGGCTCCGGCTTCGATGGAGCCTGCGTTTAGGCTGTTAATGGTCGCCGCCGCAATGTGTGCGAACTCAATCGCCGCCGACTGGATGTTCGCCGCGCTGATGGCCGCATTCTGGATGTGCGCGTTCCCGATGGCAGCTTCTTGGATCTGCAGTTCACCGACCGAGCCCTCCTGAAGCTGTCCGATGCCTACGGAGCCCAGGGCCAACTTGCTCCCGGAGATGATCCCCGAGGGCAGCTGCCGGGAGGAGATCATGCTACCGCCGACGGTGTCCTCCACCGTGCCCAGCGTCATCTTCTCGTACTGGCGCGTCAGGCAGTTGTAGGTGTAGGCCGTCATGCGCATGGACACTTCCACACCTACGCGCTTTGCAATCACGTGCACAGCGTCCCCCAGGAAGATGCTCTGAAGGAAGCTGTACTGCCTGTACTCCTCCGCCTGCGTGACATCGATGAACTCCACTGTGAGCGTGACGGCGGGCTGATCGCAGCCCTTGTCGAACTCCGCCTGCGCCGCCTCGCGCATTTGCTTGTAGCACTTGTCCTTGCTCTTCTTGGTCTTGCCCTTGGTGACTTCCTTGCAGTCGGACACGGCGAGATGAATCCATTTCGGCGCGGGGTAATTGGCGATGTTCGGGCTGTCCACATAGACCTCGGGCAGATAGAGCACCTTGCCGTCCTTGTCCTGGCCCGTGGGCATGATGCGCGTGACCACGTCGCTCATGTCCAGGTCGTACTTGATGCCCGTCAGGTTCTTGCCCTGCCGGATTTGGATGTTGGTATCGCTGCCGACGCGCTCCACCATGAACACGTCAAACCAGTCCCGCTGCAGCTCACCGCCGTACTTCTCCACGATTCCACCGTCCCCGAGCAGGATGTCCACGGGGTTCTTGTTCTCGTAGGAGACCTCCTCGGCGGTAGTGGACAAGTCGGAATAGAATGTGAAATCGTGCTCAGAGAGACACGCCGCCGAAAGCTGATCCACAACGGTCTTGCCGGTGGTGGTGTCCAGCGCTGTCAGGGTCTTGACCATGTTCTCCAAAAGGTCGTAAAAAATGTGACGCGCATAAGCGGTCACCTTGTCGAGCTCGGGCACCACGCGGTAGATGCGGAAGGGCTGGTCGCGCAGCTGCCGGGGTTCGATGACCTCCCCGGTGGCATCCGCGTACTGGGAGGCGTTGCGCACAAAGACCAGGGACGCGGCAGGCATGTAGCCCCGCTTTCCATCCGGGCATACGACCTCCCAGAGCGCATCGGTGGTCTTCTCCAGCACGATGACCTCCTTGCCCTTCTTATACTTGCCGAGCTTTTTGTACTTGGCCTCCAGACTGGAGCGCAGCACCAGCGGATTACGCTTGGTGTTCACCTTGTAGATGGCCTTGCCTTCGCTCATGGCCTTGTATGAAAGCGCTACCTGGGGCGTTTCGGAAGCGGGCACCGGGGCGCGGACGATGTAGCCCTCCACCAGCCGGTGCCACTTCCCGGTGTCGTCCAGCGGATGAACGATCTCCAGCTCATACTCGCCGTTGAGCGATTCCTTCACCAGCGCCGAAGATGGCGAGATAGTGCCCAGACCGTTGCCTGAGAAATCAGTGCAGTCCGAGGCATAGACACAAAGCATGGCGTTTACCTCCTTGTGATAGGCAAAAGAAAAGCGCCGCATGAGCGACGCCATGTTGTGAATACTCTATATACGGGAATGAGGCCATCTACTGAATATTATACTTCTTCTTGATTGTATTGTTTGTCTTGAATGCTTTTACCAAACAGTTGTCAATATGGCGCGATAATTCATAACCTTTTTCCGCGCATCGCTTCTTCGCTATTTCTGAAGAAGAAATTGTTTTATTAAGCAATGCATGTATAAGTTGATTTCGTTCATCGCGCCAAGGCTCAAGGTCATAGAGAATATCTGCAATGAGTTCCCTGTCTATTGTACAGTTTATTTGTTGATAGAGATCATTCATGTATCCTTTGCGAGTGATTCTTCGCTTTCCCTTCTCTTTTACATAATGCTCAACTTCATTATCTATTTCAACTGCGCGGCTTGCTGTCATATTGAGCAATTTACAAATGACATTCATTTTTACAGAGATATCCTTTATTCTAATCGAGTAATCATCTTCCTTGTTTAGCAACCTCCTCATGTATGGATAAACACATCTATTAATCCTCAAATCATTGTTATAGCGTGAGACAATCCCTGCATGATCCAAAAATGAAACAAAGCGGTCTTCAATGATAGCGTAGCCAATAGCTATAGCTTCTAAGTAGAATGCTTCCTTCAGTGCCTTAGTAAAGCGTTTATACTCTTGTCTATAGGCCATTTGCTTTTCTTTGCCGGATTTAGCATTTTCCATATTTCACCTACACCTGAAGAATTATTGTTTTGAATAACAAATCTATACGACAGCTTTTCTTTGTGCCCTTATTCTGAATTCAAGTATAACACATACTGGAATGCAGGTAAAGACTTTTTTCATATATACCGCCAGTTTGGTTGTATAACCACCCTGCTGACATCACCTGTCCAACTGACCAGATTGTTGCCCGGCTTCAGGACGGGGAACTCGCCCTCCATGTGCTCATTCAGCAGCGTCTCACCCTGATAGGCTTCCTGGATGACGCTGTTCAGAATGATGCCATCCTCGATGCCCTCCAGCTCCACAAAGCTGTCATTCACAATGAGCGTCACGTCTCCGCTGCCGTAGACGTGGATGATTGGTTCGGCGTAGACGCTGCCGGGGTTGACCACCACGGCGCTGCCGTTGGAGATCGTCACTTCCGCCGGATTGCTCATATACCAGAACGGCGGCGAGCAGCGGAAATTCACGGCGAAGGAGCGATGTGGATTTCCCCTGAGAATTTTCTCAAAGGGGATCTGGTTGCTGATGCGGGCTTGATAGAAGCCGCCCGGACGATTAGCAAAGGTCACCATCCCACCGCCCTTCAACCATCCGGCAATGGAGGGAATGAGCGCCGGATCGCGGATGAAGCAGGTGGCCGTCAGGGTGAGATCATCGTACACATCATCGCCCTCCAGCGTGGTCAAGCTGCCCGGCCTGCCTGGAATGGTGGTCTGTTTCGAACGCTCCTTCGGGATGGTGATGGGCGGTTGCTCTGAAACAAAGACACCATACGCTGTGCTTTTCTCCCCGTTCCATTCAAACCAATCATTCATGTGCATACCTCCTATGCCATCCGCAGGCCACGTCCTCGCTGCTGCGTCCGGGTCAGCGTAGCGATCTCCACAGCCAGATCGTGGATATCCTGATCGCTTCTCACATAGAAGCTGTTTCCTGTCAGGTTCACGCTGCTGTTCTGCTGGATGCTCTGCCGATTGTCGTTGTGAGTGTTCCCAGCCACTATGCCGCCCTGTGCCTCCTCGGTCAGGTACCGAGCAGCGTTTCGGATGATCTTCGCCTGTTCCTGCTGGCCTTCGAGGAAACCTTCGCCCATGCCCTTCATGGCCATGAGGCCGACTTCCTCCCGGAAGACACCGGAAGGTGAGTGGATGTCCAGCGCGGCCTTTGCCGCCGAGATCGCGGACTGCGCCACGCGCACAGCAGCGGAGATCACGCCGGACTGCCCGGCGGAAATACCGGACGCGATGCCGGAGGAGATGGCTGTACCGATGCTCCGGGCGCTGCTGGCGGCGGTCGCCGCCTGTGCGTTCAATGCAGCGGAAAGCGCCGCCATGAGGTTGGATGCCGCCGTGCTGCTGTCGCCCGCGAAGCTGTACTGCGTCGTGCCCTGTCCCACACCGGCAGACACGTCGTTGCCCAGGGGCACCATGCGCTGGGCCGGGGACTGGCTCTGGAGGGAACCGCGATAGGCTCCTTCCAGGTTGCTGGCTGCGGTGGCGGTGTCCCCGCTGAAATCATACTGTCCAAGCCCTTGGCCGACACCGGCGCTGGCGTCACTGCCCACGCTTTGCATCGCGGTGGTGATGGCCGTCTGCAAGCTGGTGGCGAGGGTTGTCGCGTCACCTGACCAGTCGTAGCCCTGCATGGATTCGGCGATCTTCTGCGTCACAGGATTGCCCTCGCCGAGCACGCTGTCGGCGGTAGTGATGAGATCGTAAATCCTCTGGAGCTCTGCGGCATAGCTTTCCATCTGCTCGGGGTTGAGATTGCCGCTGGCCAGGGCGGCCATCAGCTGCGCCGCCTCCTGGCCGATATTGGCAATGTCCTGATCATTCAGGTTTTGAAGCTGCGCGTCGATCTCACCGAGCGTAGCGCCGACTTCCAATTCCATCTGGCCCGCCGTGCTCCAGTCGCCGACTTCCTTGAATTCCTCCATCTTCCCCCGAAGGAAATCCACGGTGTCGGCCAGATTCAGTATCTGCTGCACATCCTCATCGGTGGAGCTGAAAAGGTGGATGGCCTCCAGAAAACCGTTACCCTTGCCGATCTTGTCCTCCATCTGCATGATGGATTCCTCCACGGCTTCAGGAGTACCAATTTCGGGCATGAGCAGCACATGCAGAGCGCCGTCCGCGTCATATGCGATGATGGTCTCGGCGGTCAGTTTTTCCGCAGGGACAAGGTTGACGGGGATTTCCTTTCCATTATAATAGAAATGGGCGTCCTCGGCATTGAGCGCTGCTTCCGGGTTTTCAAACTTGTCTCCCAGGCGCACGACGCCGGTCACCGTGACCGGATTGTTTGCCTGGAACTGCTGCAGCGAGGTGAGATCATACCCGGTGATGGAGAGCTTGCACTCAGGGGCAGGAAGCGTCGCGCTGCTGTCGTTATAGGACGAGATGTAGCCGGTCAGCGACTGTGCCAGCGCCGACTTATCGCAGCCGGTCGCCTCGGAGAATCTGTTCACCAGCGCTTCTATCTGGTCGGGCTTCAGTGCGGATACATCCACGCCCTCGGCTTCCAGGTACTTCACCACCATCGCAGTCACATCGTCCGGGGTCAGCGCCGTGGTGAGCGCCCCGCCTTCGACCTCTTGGTAGGCCAGCACAAAGGCGGTGACGGCCTCCGGGGTCAGGCCCGTGGTATCTATACCCTGGTCTTCGAGATACTTGTTGACATACGCCACAATCTCGCTGGGCTTGAGCGTAGAGACATCGGCGCCGCTGGCGAGCTCCCGATAAGCGGCAACCATGGCGGTCACGTTGTCGGGCGTCAGACCGGACACATCCGCGCCGGTGGTCGCCTCCGCGTACTGCGTCACATAGCCGATGATGCCCTCGACAGTCAGCGACGTTTCGCCGGTTTCGGCGTTCGTGGTGATGAGCTTGTCCACCACCGCGTCCACCTTCACCTGCTGGCGGGCAGTGTTCTCCTGCTCCTGGATGCCAGCGATGATGGCATCGGTGGTAATCGCGCCAGGGTTTGCAGCGAACTCGTCCCAGTTGGCCTGTGCGCCGGTCATGTCCAGCTCGGTGGCGATCTTCAGGACTTCCTCGGAAAGCCCCTCGCCGAACATGGAAGCCAGCCCCTCCAACGAGGAGGAATACTGGCTGGTGAACTGCTGGATGGACGCCAGCTGCTCCAGCGCCGTGGAGACGTCGATGTCCGGGAACAGCGCCTGCACCTCGTCCATGCTCATGCCGCTGGTCAGCAATTCGGAGATCTGCGTGAGCACACCGGCATATTCGGTGAGGATTCCCTCGTCCAGCCCGGTCGCGGCATTCTTCACCGCGTCCAGTGCTTCAGCAGCCTGATAGGAATCTTCGCCATAGGTCTTGACGGCAGCGTCATAGGCAGTGAGTTTTCCAGCAAGGTCTGCCAGCGTGTCGCCGGTCTGCTGCATATCCTCGTCATTCCACACGGGGTTGACAAGCTGTGCCAGCGTCTGCGCGTATTCACGGGCGGTGGCGAGGCGCTGCTCATTATACGAAGTGTTCAGGCTGGCCAGCGCTGCTTCCTTCTCTGCGCCGTCCTCCATGAGCTGGATCAGGGCATATTCGCTGTCGTACTGTGCATCGATCTCGCTGTTCAGCGTTGCCATGCCCTGGGCAGCAGCGACCATGGCGTTCTGGTACACGGACACATCCGCGTCCTGCTGGCCACGGGCCTGGGCGCGGGCGACTTCGGCCTGCACCTTGTCGAGGATAGTCTGGAAGCCCTCCGTCTCGCTGTCCGGCTGCAGCTTGTAGCGTATGATGATCGCTTCCCGCTGGTCGATGAGCTCCTGCAGGTGAACCTTCTCATCATCGGTGAGATAATCGTTTTGACGCTTTTTCAGCAGGGCGGAGATTTCCCTGTCCATGCTGTCGAGGCTGTCGATGTCCGCCTGGATCTGCTCGGAGACGCCGGTGTACCCGGATTCCTTCGCAGAAGCCTGCAGCGCCTGAAGCTCGGTGCGCGTGTTGTCCGTCAGGGACTTCCAGGTATCGACCCATTCCCTGACGATTTCATCTGTCTCGGCCTTGCCGTCCGACCATACATCAGTTAGGCCGGTCATCCAGGCGCGGGCGCTCTTTGCAGTGTTATCGCTCTTGAAGGCGTCCTCGGACATGCCGAAGAAGGACAGTCCAGCGCCGCTCTTCCCATAGAAAGTCTCGGCGGCGGTGTCCTTCCATTCCTTGGCCTTGTCAATGAGTGCCTGTGTCGCCTCCCGCGCCATCTTTGCGCCGGAAACCCAGTCGTACAGCTTGGCAACGCCATACACGACCGCAGCGCCTACGGCCAGCCACACGGCGGGCGACTTGGCCAGCACGGTGAGAAGACCGGACACGCCGCCACCCGCCTTGCCGACAGCGGTGCAAAAGGTACCCAACCAGCCGGACACCTTGCCGATGCCCGTCGCCAGCCGACCAAAAATCAGGATAACCGGCCCGGCAGCGGCGGTGAGGGCGGCAAAGCGAATGATGCCAAGGCGCTGGGACTGATCCATGTTCTGCAGCCTGTCAATGAACTGGCTGATGCTTTCCATGACACGCTCGATGGAGGGGCGCATGTCGTTACCCAGTGTCTGGGCGTAAAGCACAGCCTTGTTCTTCAGGTTGGTGAGTCTGCTGGCGAGGGTGGCGTACTTTTTCGCCGCCATCGTGTCCAGAGCGGTGTTTTCCTTCCAGGCGTCGTTCGCCATCTCCTGTGCGCGGGCAAAGAGCTCGTTTGCGTTGGTGGCGCGGAGCAGAGTGTCGCGCAGTCGAATCTCGGAGATGCCGATGTCGTTCAAGGTCTTGACGGCAGACGCACCTTCGTCATCCATCTTACCCAGCCCCTCAATGAACTTCTGGAAAACCTGAACCGGGTCATTTTCCCACTGTTCGACAAATTCCTTTTCCGTCAGTCCACTGACCATGGCAAAGTCCTTCAGGGCATCCCCGCCGGTCTTGGCGGCGACCTCCATGTTGATCAGGGCTTTGGACATGGAAGAACCGCCCGCCTGAGCCTGTATGCCGACCGATGACATTGCGGCAGCGAGCCCCAGCACCTGGGGCTCCGTCAAGCCGATTTGCTTACCGGCACCGGCGATGCGCATGGCCATCGTGACAATGGGTTCCTCGGTGGTGGCGAAGTTGTTACCAAGCTCAGCGACCGTGGAGCCGATGTTCTTGAACAGCGACTGGTCGGTATTCATGATGTTGGCAAACTTCGCCAGATTGGTAGCGGCGGTATCCGCATCCAGGTCGGTGCTGCTGTTCGCCAGATCGATCATGACGCGGGAGAATTCCTCGATGTGCTCCGTGGCAATGCCCAGCTGACCGCCGGTGGACATGACGTGGTTGATGTCGCTGGTGGAGGTGGCGATCTCCGTGGACATTCGCTTTGACGCCGCAGCCAGCTGGTCGTACTGCTCCTCCGTGGCCTGCACGGTCTTGCGAACATAGGCAAACGAAGACTCGAAGTCCAGACTGGCCTGCACGACCTTCTTGCCCAATGCCACAATGGGCGTGGTGAGCATGACTGTCATGCGCCTGCCCAGCGCCGTGGCGCTCTTGCCGATAGCCGTCATCTTCGTGGAGAAGGCCGTGAGCGCGGCACCAGCCTGCGTCCATGCGGATTGCTGGATCTTCAGCTGCTGGGAGAGTTTCCTGATTTCGGCTTCCGTCTCCCGGACAGCGGCCTTTGCGTTGTTGAGCTCCGTCTTGGCACGGGATACAGCATCTGCATTGCGCTGCATGGTCTTTTGGAGGGCATTGCACTGGCCTTCCAGCTTCTTGACCTCCGCGCCGCTGGCGGCGTATTCTGCCTTCAGGCGTTCCAGCACCTCGGCTTCAGCGCGATAGGCATCACAGTCCGTACCACACAGATCGGCGATCTGCTGGAGATATGCCTCCTGATCCTTGATGGCGTCACCCAACGCCTGATGCTTCTGCCGGGCCTCGTCAAGCCTGCCGCTGTATTCGGTGTAACGGGCATGGCTCTCCTGAAGGCGGGCATTGGCGGTTGCCAGAGCACGTTCCCACTGACCTACGGCATCCCGCTGATGGCCCAGGTTGGTTTGCAGCATGGAAAGACGGCTGGACATGCCCGCCGTGGTGTTGCCGAAGTTGTCAATACCCGCGCCAGCCAGCCGGAAGGCGCTCTCCGCCTCGCGGATCTGCCGATTGATGCTATTGATATTCCGGGAAAAGTTGTCCGTCTTCAGCGACAGCGAGACGACAAGATCGCGCAGCACTTCTG